ATCACTGATCCGTATTTGTAAAACAGTTCGCCATTCTCATCTCGCACAGGTTCAACCTGTGAAGGATCGAGTGGCCAGAGTTGTTGCACTCTCCCAGAGTTTTTATCCCTGACTATTTCTGCATAGCCATTACCCCAAACGAGCGAATGCCCCATGAGGGTTTCACGAAAAGTTAAGGCACTCATTTCTGGGTTTGGCTGATCGTGCAGGATTCTATAAATAGGATGATCATTAGCCTTTGATCTTGAACCATCATGACCCCTGCGGAATACTTGCAATGGCAGACTGGCAACACCTTCAGAGATAGCCCTGACTGCTGCCCACACTGCGGAATAAGTCATCGATGATGCTTGATTAACATTCTGGCCAGTGGTAGAAATGCCTGTGTAGGTCCAAGATCCAGAGTCGGTAACCAAACTATAGCCAGCTAATTTGTTGATGGTGTTTGCAAAGAGGGATCTGATGGATTTAAAAGGCATGATTTACAGGAATTCTATTCCCGCTCCTGTGTTGTTTTCGGTGCTTTCGTTCTGCGCTGTCACCATCCATCGACCTACGGCCATAACTCCAGCTATAATTCCATCTATCTTGTCACGAGATTTCTTTTTCGACAACTTGTAGTTATTGTTGTCATCAAGGCTGCAAGCAATGTTCCCAAGATTCCACCTTAAAACAGGGTTTCCAGCATGCGCCACCTGCTTAGTCAGGATGAATTCCTCTAGTTTTTTGGTGGGTGGTGATAGGTTCGCTGGTGTTTGGCCGAACTTCACCATCTCGAAATGATCTGATAATTCATGAACGATCTGATCAGCATGCCATGGATCAAAAGCGATTTCCAAAATCTTATACTTCTCCCCCAGTTCCATGATCTGCTGCTTGATCTTTCTGTAGTCGATCCGGTTTCCTTCGGTCTCGTTGATGAATCCCTGTTTCACCCATGGTCCAATCCTTTGACGATTCAATTTCTCCCGCAGTTTGTTTGCTTCACTCGGTGCCCAGAAGATCGGCAGCATGAAGTGTGGTTCATCCTCATAGGTACTTGGAAAAAATAAAGTGAGCGCAGTAAGATCCATCGTGGCTGAAAGATCCAGTCCAGCATAACATTCCCTACCAATCAGATCGGGCATAGGCACCTGACATTCATCCCACTTCAAAGGACTGATCCACCTGACATCAGTTTCCACCCACTGGTTCAGATGATCTCTGCGAAAGCTCGCTTCCTTGGCTGGGTTGTCCTTACATTCCTGCACCTGTTGAAAAAAATATTCGGGCTTCACGGTGATCCCATAGCCTGGGTTAGCCTTGCGCCATGTTTCCTCTTGGGTCCAGTCATCATCGAGATCCGCAGCATAGATCTTTGCGTAAAAAGCTTTGTTTTTAATCGTGCCATCCATCCACCTCTGAGCGTAGGTATGCATCTCATGACAGAATGATGTTCTATCAGACCCTGCTGTGGTGATCATTACCACTAAAGGCTGCCGTCTGGATAGCGTTGAGGTCAGCAAAGTATCATAAAGATCGCGCGATTTCTGAGTGTGCAATTCATCGATGATGATTCCATGGGCATTTGCCCCATGCGCTGTGTAGGCATCGGCACTGATGGACTTGTAAATGCTTTTCGTTTGAGGATAAATGATCGTCTGCTTATAGGGTTCCAGCTTATTCTTGAGTGCTGGGCATCCCTCCACCATGTTTTTGGCACTGTCAAAACAGATGTGGGCTTGCTCTCTGGAAGCTGCTGCGGAATATATCTCTGCACCAGGCTCGCCTTCGATCAGTAGCCAAAGTGCAATGGCACTTGCCAAAGTTGTTTTGCCAGATTTTCTGGGCACTTCCAAATAAACTTGCCTGATAACTCGGTTACCATGCTTGTCCACATTCCCGAATACTTCTCTTAAGATTTCTTTCTGCCATCCCTGCAGCTTAAATCCCTTCCCTGCCCACTCCCCTTTATGATGCCGTAATGCTCTTTCGATAAAGGGAATTATCATGGGATCGGGTTTACTCATCAGCCTCCTTGTCATCTACTCCACAGATTTCACTCAGCCAGTTTTTTTCCTGCACCTGTGGATCTGCCACTAACTTAACTCTGGCCAGTGGTGATAAGCCCAGGCATTTTCCCATGGCTAGCATGCGTGATGAAAGTGCGGTGAACTGATCCACTGCTGGATGACTTTTCACACTGCCACCTGCAGTCTCGATGAAACCTTCTGTCTCATTTATTTTGTGCTGGCATCTCACCACCTGAGAATACAAGGCGCAGTAGTTAGCAATCAGATCTGAATCCACTGGTGATAAAATTGCCATCGGCTTTAATCCATTCATCAACTCGAGCCATTTCTTTTTTCCAACTTTATCTAACCAGTCGGGCATCACTGGGTCAGTAACTTTCCATTCAACAGGGTTTGGATTAATTGTGCCTGGTCTCGGATCAGCTTTTTGAGATATCAAGACTCTTTTAATTGGCTTCTTCCCTCGCTTCATACATATCCTTTCAAAATCGGTTAAAAAATCGGTTCAAAATCGTGCGACTTTACGAGAGGGTACTTCTGTACACCTGTCGGATTTCTCGACCCCCCCCTACCCTGTCAATCTGTCATGTTGATTTTCAGGGCTTTTTCTTCCTAACTATCTTTTTTTCCCATGTTTCATGCCATGTCTTGCTGTTGTGGCATGATGCGCACATAGGCTGAAGGTTCAGTCGGTCATTGGTGCCACCATCCTTGAGGGGCTTGATATGATCGACCACAGAGGCAGGTGATAGGCACTTAACGCACACAGGATCTTCCCTCAGTACTGCCAATCGGATCTTAGACCATGTGTGGTCATACCCTCGGTGTCTGCGGTCAGGTCTGGATGGGTGCTGCTTCTTTTTCTTCCCATTCCCTTCTGGGTTGTGAGGTTTAGGATCCCATGGCATTATGCTGCTCCTATGGTCAGGTGGCATTCTGCTGGTCTACCATCCCCAGGCTGATAGGTAACTACTAGGCGGGTGATGTGTTGACAGTTATCCTCTTTGATTAAATGGATGTGCTGCAACAGATCAAGCACTGGCTTCCAGATGTTGTCCAAATCTCTATCCTTGCGCCAGCCCTGACCACCAATGATCAGCATGGTGACCGCATAGGGTGGGCTGATTGGCTTGCCCTGCTTGGTTGCCAATGCCATGAGTTCAGCAGCGTGGTGCCAGTCGATGTATTTCTTGGACCTATACACCTGACCTCGCCTAGTAGCTCGGAATATGTGGTTAGCCGATGGTGGAATGGGTAGCTGCAATTTCATACCCCATCCTGTGCATGAGGTGAGCAATCTGCAAATTGTAGTTGTTGATCTCCTGCTAACTCTGGCCACTTCAGCACATCAATAGGGGTTAGCTGTTCGGCTGATACTAGGTAGTTGAGGTAATGGAATTCAACGATAGATCCATGCACTCTGGCACTACTACCCCTGATGCAGCCCAGCACCTTCACCTCGAGCAGTTCAGGCTTCTTGGGTTCATCCACTGAAGCGATTGCTAAGATGTAAATGGTTTCGGGTTTGATTAGCTTTGCTTGAATCAGAAGGTTGGGAACTTTCCCACCGATCATGTCTGCACATTTGATGTCCAGCCCTGGCAGATCATTGCCACCATCTCCCCTGTGTGATTTCTGTTGCAGTCCTTGCGCTATCCAAAACCTATGCAGATCACCATAGAGGATCCGATGGATGGCAGCTTCACCTGCCAGCCCAATGAACTGCATGTAGTGCTGTTCCTCATCGGGTGTGAGGTTGTAGGATGCGAGCTTGGGAGTCTTGGTGTTAGGCCATCGATGTGATCTGAACCACTCAGCCTTAGCACTGCCTGCCATCCAAAGCAGGGCAGTATCATTGTGATTAAATTGAACGGTGCTAAGCAAGATGGATTCCTTTTCCTGTTACGGGATCCATCCCTAAGCAGAGTCTAACCATAAGTCCGAACAGATGCATCAACAATCATTTTGGGTGGTGGTTCTGCAACTGGATTTTCTTTGAATCGTTTGGTGATGCGGTCAAGAATATCATCCAGTGGCTTGTTGCCATTGGGGTTTAGTTCGTTAATGGTTTTAGCCAGGTTGCGCTCACTCTCTTCACACTGCGCCATCTGTCGCATCCAGTCTGGATTCTTTAGCTCATAGATTTCCAAGGTCATGACGGATTTCTTTCCTTCACCTGATGCACTGGTTTTGAATGGTAGGGAGTTGATGCAGATGCAGCTCACCCAGCACTTTGATTTACTTGACCAGATCCCATTCTTAACATGGCTAAGGAAAGGTACCAGAACTAGACCAGTGCCACGACACATGGAACAATCAGCCATCTCATGTTTGGTAGTCCTGCGGTAGTTCTCCCTGCGGATCCGCAAAGCCTTTTCCAATTCGTGAATGGTTTCCTCTCGTTTGAATATTTTGACCCCTGTCAGATCCTTTGAAGCTGCAAGCAGTTCTTCAGGTCCATAACCCTCTGATGCAAAATAGACTGACCATGCGAGTAGCATTTTTAATTCCCTTTCGCCATCCCAGCCATAAAAAGTTGAATGAAACTGGATCCAATCGGGCCAGTCGAAATAAGGTTGGTTTGCATTAATTGTGATGTTCACGGTTGGCCTCTCTGTGGTAACTGAAATCCCTTGGGCATTGCTGCCAAGGCTTCTTGAAGATTGGGTTTGGCTTTGCCATTGGCCTGAAAGCTTCTTGGCTGCGCTGGCCTATCATTCTGTCGGGTAACCCATCCAATCAAAAAGGATGGCATCCCTCTTGCTGTTTTTTGCTTGGTTGGGTTGGCAATGGTCCAAAGCCTTGCCTGTTTGATCCAATCCAAAATAGGGGCATCCTTGAAGGTTAATTCAATCTCATAAAATAACCCCATAGGTAGTACCCATTCTGCAGGGGTTCCTTTGGTGGGAAATGTGATTGGGGGTTCACCAAAATCGCCATAGGGTTTGGAACTGGCTTCCAGTTCTGAACAACTATGCTCTACCTCTACATCTACATCTACATCTTTTTCTATATCTACTCTACTCTCATCTACTCTACTCTTATCTGCTATATCATCTTGATATCGTGATGATATCATGTTGATATCGTTGGGCAAAACCCAGCCAGAAAGCCCTGAAATTACCTTAGTTAGCTTGGCTTCATTCATCCTTAATCTGAAAGCCACCTTTTTCAAATCAGGCAGGTTACCGCTGTTCTCGGAGGCTACCATCCAGAGCATGATTAGCACCTTGCATGAGTCACCATCTAACTCATGCCAATCAGGGTTATTCAGGAGGTCTTTGTAAAGCTTGATCCATGGTGGATTCCGTGAACCATTCTTGAAGTGCTGGTAGTTCTCCCAGTTGCGTATTTTGTAGCTCATGTTTCTCTCTTTATTTATGGGTGGGGTAATTCCCCCACCTTGTGATAAAAACCCACTGCAAAGTCTAACCAGCCTTGCCTCATTCCCAGGTAGGATGAGGTGGCCCAGTGCAGTGGATTACTCCTTTAGACTGTTTGCGATTGCTAAGTAAGCTGCTGCATCTTCTAGACTGTCCTGATGATGCCCTTTAGAAAGTCGCGCGATTTTTAACAGTGCCATCATTATGGCAACATCGTAG